AGAAATCAGTCTTCTAGACTGTGGTATTGTCCAAGATATCACTTTGGAAGATATGACTTAACAGAAGAAGATGCACATGTATCAATGTGGTCTTGGTTGTATACTATGCAATTACTAGATATATACAGCACTTATAGAGCAATGAAATATGATTGTGTATATGAATGGAATCCTCTTTTACCAAGAGTGCCAAAAGTACCTCAAATGCTTGCATTAAAAACATTGGTATATTATCCAATTGTTCTTATAGATCAACAGAATATTGTTCCAAATAGATCATTAATAGCAGCAAATTTAATTTCAACAGCAGTTGTATGGAGTAATATAGATTTATATTATGATGTGAGAAAAGTATGTGGAAAACGCTAACAGGATTTTTACTACTAGGTAGTGTATTGTTTTTACAAATACAGAAACCTACAGAATTTTTGACACTTAAGTATTTTGATTACTTAATGATGTCAGACCCCGTCAAATCAGACAATCGAATAACTCTCGTAGAAATAGACGAAGCAACAGTGGAAGCCTTTGGTGGGTATCCACTGCCACGAGATGTTTATGCAAACCTACTACAAAAATCATTAGTATCAGGACTTACAGTATTTTTTCCTGATGCAGATGTGCATGGTAAAGATGAAGAACTAGCAAAAGCACTTCGTTCAACAAATACCATATTACCATTCGTAGCTTCTTCAAAAGCTACAGGAGGCGGACCTCATGTAGGTACTGCCACTATCGGAGGAGATCCACACCCATGGCTATACAAGTACCCAGGAATTTTACGTACTCCATCTATACTGGAGTCATCAACAAAGGGAATAGGACTACTAACCGCTATTCCAGACGAGGACGGTTTAGTAAGAAAAATGCCTTTGGTCCTAAGCGTAGAGTCAAAACTTTACCCGAGTTTCGGCTTAGAAATCTTAAGAATCCTACAAGGCGCAAAAAGTTACCAACTAAAGGTAGGAGATAGTGGTATTCAAGCACTTCGAGTGCCACCGTATACAGTTCCTTCAGACTCAAGATCAAATGTTTATGTAGACTGGAATCGAAAATTTAATAAAGTCTCAGCACTAGATTATAAAGAAGGAATGATCGCAATAATAGGAGTTACTGCAGAAGGTGTAGCTACACAAATTCCTACACCTGCAGGACTTCTATATCCTCACGAAGTACAAGCAATGACACTTTCATCAATGCTAGATGGAGAAACCAAAACAACCCCCGACTGGGCTCTCGGAGCTGAACTTCTTACTACACTTGTTGCAGGAATAGTACTTATCTTTACATCATCACTTGTATTCTTTTCAATACCATTTTTAGCACTTATTCTTGGAGGATTATTTTATGCAAGTAAGACCTTGTTTGCACAAGGACTACTTCTTGACGTAAGTTTTGTGACTCTTGGTCTTCTGATCATTTTTCTTGTGATGACCTTTTATAACTTCGCAGAACAATACTTTTTACGTCTTCGCATTAAGCAACAATTTGGGACGTATCTATCTCCCGACATGGTAAAAAAATTACAAGAGAATCCAAAGTTACTGAGTTTGGGTGGGGTTACAAAACGACTCACTTTTCTTTTCTCTGACATTCGAGGTTTTACCCCAATCTCGGAAAAATACCAATCTGATCCTCAAGGTCTTACCAGCCTGATTAATCGTTTTCTTGACAATCAGACTGAGATAATACTTAAACATGGAGGAACAATCGATAAATATATGGGTGATTGCATCATGGCTTTCTGGGGCGCACCTTTAGATGACGAACAACAAGTGGAAAATGCGACAAAAGCAATTATAGAGATGAGAATTTCTTTGGAGAAATTAAATGAAGAACTTAATAAAGAAGGGTTGGACCAAATTAACACAGGTGCTGGTATTAATACGGGACTTTGTGTTGTGGGCAATTTCGGATCAAGTAGTCGTTTCGATTATAGCGTGCTCGGTGATAGCGTCAACCTTGCTGCAAGGCTAGAAAGCCAATGCAAGGAATATGATGTAGATGTTATCATTTCAGAACATAGTCTAGTTGATGGTTATGAGTATACATACCTAGACGAGATAATTGTAAAAGGCAAGTCCGAGCCAATCAAAATCTACACCTTACAAAAATAATGCTTGACAAAACATCAAAACTTTTGTATAATTGTAGGTATAAATTTTAGGATTAAAACTATGTCAGACGATGCAAAACAAGTAAAAATGGATTTAGAGAAACATGAAGCCATCTGCGCTGAACGGTGGAAAACTGCGTTCAATACATTTGATGATATAGAAGGTTCCATAAGAAGAATAGAACAAATTTTAATTGGAGGTGCAGGAGCAATAATATTGTTCATGGCAGGCTTAATTGTAACGTTAGTTACATTACATGGGTAGAATTATGATAGAAGATTATGATAAAAAAGACATAGTGGCTCCAAAAGTCAAAAAAGAGTTTAGTCTACCAGACGGCTGGTCAATGGTCGAAAAAAGAGGTAGATGGTGTGTAAGAAATCCTGAGGGTGTTTTACACAAGTTCGCAACTAAAAATGCGGCAAAGCTATATATTGAGGAGATGAGCTGATGTTAGATTTTTTCCAATGGATACAGGCATGGATTGCCGTAGTTCCAACAATAGTGATGATTGCGTCCTTTATCGCAGCTATCACACCAACCCCAGTTGATGATGGTTGGATGAAAAAGGTGTACATGGTTATGGACTGGTGTGCATTAAACGTAGGTAAAGCAAAAGATAAATAAATGAGTTTAAGAAAAGCATTTACAGAAGCTGTTAAGAGAGTTCAGAAAGATACTGAACTCTCATCAGCAATTAAAAAGAGAATTAAAAACAATAGACGTAAACGTTCATAAAGATGACACGCTACGATATTTGTAGAACTTGTTCTCAGTTTAACAAGACTTGGAAGACTTGCAAAGTGTGCAAGTGCTTTATGCCGATTAAAGTTCTTATACCATCGGCAAAGTGTCCAGAAGGACAATGGGAGAAAATAGATGGCGCTAACGAAAAAACAAATGAAGCTACCTAAAGCATTAAGAGATGCTATTTTAGCTAAGCAAAAAGGCATGCACGGAAAGAAAAAGAAACGTGGGAAGAAAAAACGAAGTCGAGGTTAATTGGCTACAATACTTTAACAGTATAAAAAAGGTGTGCCCTTGGAGTTATCAAAGTTATCTTGATGGCACAACTAAAATTACAGACTTCAATGAAGACTTTTTGATATTAAACGAACAAAACTTTGAAATATTACCTTGGGAGGTGATCGTATATCTACTGGGTGATGACCTTACGCTTGATGCGATTGATGAGTACGTGGCATTTTTAAATAAATGTCAAGACAAATGTGAATATTTATGGTCTCACCCAACCTTTACCAAGGGTGGAAATAATTCCACACCAGTGCCTGTAATTATACAGCAAGATCGAGCTCGATTGATGACGCTAAGAAATGTGACTCCTCAATCAATTGATTGAGGAAAAAGAAATGAGAAGAAATAGTTTTAACACAGACAATTTTTTGAATATAGCAAGAGGAGAAGTAGGAGATACTTCTCATATTCATAAATTTGGTAGAAATCCAAACATAGGAAACGCACCAGAAACAATTTGGATGTATGGCGGTAAATATCAATACCTTGCTGTTGGAGCAGCAAGTACTCTATATGCGTATAGTGCAAACCCAGAAGATTCAGCAGCTGGAGACGGTGCGCGAACCATAACGATTCTGGGATTAGATAACAACTTTAATGAAATAGAAGAAACAGTTACTGTAGGTGGAGCGGCGACAACTTTAGAGTTTTTAAGAGTTTATCGTGCCTTCGTTGCTACTGCTGGGGTTACCAATACAAACGAAGGGAATATTTTAATTTCTACTGCTTCAGGCGGTGGTGGAACAGTTCTTGCAGATATTGGAACTGTTGGAACTGGAACAACATTTGGTTTAGGTCAAACACAGCTTGCTCTTTATACAATTCCTGCTGGAAAAACTGGGTATCTTATAACTTGGAATATTGGGGTGGCTCCAGCGAATAATAAAGCAACTGTGCTTTTAAAATCAAGAGAACTTAATGGCGACGGGCCATTTAGAACAAAAGATATTGTAGATTTAGTGGGTGGAAATCATCATCAAAATTATTCAATTCCACTCAGGTTTCCAGAAAAAACTGATATTGAAGTAGTAGCATCTGGAGATACAAGTTCGATTATATCATCTTCATTTGATATTATATTGCTTGAGAACCCTGCATAAGGAACATATAATGCCATACGTAGTAAGAGGATCAACAGTTTACAAAAGAAACGGTAAAAAATTAACAAAAAAAGCAAAAGCAAAGAGTAAAGCTAGTGCAGGTCGTATGTTAAGATTATTAAATGCGATAGAGTTTGGAGGCTTCATGCCAAATGGCCGTAAAAAGAAAAAGAAGAACAGGCGTTAAAAGAAGATCACTTAGCGCAAGTGTACAAGCAACACTCAAAAGAAAAGCAAAAAATAGTAGATTTACTTATGGCCAGCTTGCAAGAGTGTATAGACGAGGACAAGGAGCTTTCTTAAGTTCAGGTTCTAGACCAGGAGTGTCTATGAGTCAGTGGGCTTTTGGAAGAGTAAATTCTTTTATTAGAGGTGGACATTCACAAGATAATGACATCAAGAGAAAGAAGACAACAAGGAAAAGACGTGGCACGAAAAAGAAAAGGTAGTAGAAGACAAGTTGCTTATAGCAAACATGGTGTACCTAGAAAGTATGATATGGGAAGTGCTACACTTGCAAGAGTTATAAAAAAGATTGCTCAACTTTACAAAGAAGGAAAAAGAGTACCTAAAAAATTAATTGACCAAAGAATTAGACTTGGTAAAAGAAAAAGAAAATGAGAAAATTATTTTTATTATTAATCTGTGGTTTTGCACTAGAAGCACACCACAATACTATACACCCAGAAATAGAAATGGCAGCACATAACAAAGCAAAACACAAAGTCTTTAGAGCAAATAAAGATGTTTATAGAACAATGGCTCAAGCGCGTAAAAGAGCAAGAGCGTTGGGATTAAGAGGCATACACTCACATGGAAGAGGTTCCGAGAAGAGATTTATGCCAGGTAGCACTCACCAAGCATATGTGAGAGCAGTAAAAAGGAAGAAAAATGGCTAGAACAGGCGGTTTTCTAAGCGGACCTACAGGTGTTCATAATACACAAAAAATTCGTAAACATACTCTTCAACGAGGAGTTACACGAGATATGAATGCAGCTGCAGGAGCTTTAGTAAATACAAAAAATCCAAACAGTGTTGAAGCATTTAGATATGGTTCAAGACCAAAAGCAATCGGACCAAGATTTGGTAAAACAGCAAATCCACCAAGAGCAAAATTTCCAGGAAGAAGAAGGAGAAGATAGTGAGGGGTTTCATTAAAGACGGTAAACTTTTTGTAATAGAAAAAGATGGACATACTGATGTTCAATCTGCAAGAAGAAAATGTGAAAACATTATGAGAAAGTGTCAAATGATACTTGATAATTTACCAGAAGGAGAAACTTCACTACCTACCTGGTGGACAGATAAAATAGCAATCGCTGAGTATGAAATTGCATCAGGAGCAGACTACTTAGCAGGCGGACTATCCGAACAGGAAGAATAATGGCACTATCAAAAGCGGAAAGAGCAAGACTACGAAGAGCAGGTCTTACTCGATTAAACAAACCAAAGATGACTCCAAAGCATCGAACAAAGAAAGCAATCGTTGCTACAAGAGTTGGAGGTAAAGTTAAAATAATCCGCTTTGGTGCACAAGGCATGGGACATAATTATAGTCCTGAAGCCAGAAGAAGTTTCAAAGCAAGACACGCAAAAAATATTGCTAGAGGAAAATCTTCACCAGCATACTGGGCGAATAAATTTTTATGGGCAGGAAAAGGAGGTTCCAAAAAGATGCCTCCTAAGTCACAGAAATTTGTTCGTGGAATTAAAAGGAGAAGTTAATGAAATTTCAAAAGAATACTAGAGATATATGGATTGAAACACTTTGTGAAAAGAGTGAAAAAATTTTAGTTTATCTAACTGAGAAAAAAGAACTTAGCAATAGAGAGCAAGAACTGCAGGATTTATGCGCAGGCTTCATATACTTACATGGATTATGTGAAGATAGAGAATTTTTAAAAGAACCTGATACTGAACTATTTGAAAACGTAACAATACACTAATGATAGACATTTCAAGAAAGGACATCTTGTCCGACTCACTAATGGAATTTGATGAATCACGATTCATTAAACTTCCAATCGAAGGTTATCTAGACCTACTAGGTATCGAACCTAATTCTTCACAAAAAGGTATTATTAATGGATTGAACAATCCTAAATATCGTTTTATTTGTGCCGCAGTTTCACGAAGACAAGGCAAAACTTACATCGCAAATATACTTGGACAGTTGGTATCTCTAGTACCAAACTCTCATATATTATTGATGTCACCAAACTATTCACTATCGCAAATCTCATTTGATTTGCAAAGGCAATTAATTAAACATTTTGATTTAGAGGTAATAAGAGACAATGCAAAAGATAAAGTTATTGAACTTTCAAACAATTCTACAATTCGTATGGGGTCGGTTAACCAAGTCGACTCAGTGGTGGGTCGATCTTATGATCTCATCATATTCGATGAAGCAGCCCTTGTTGACGGCAAAGATGCTTTCAACGTTGCCTTACGTCCGACACTAGACAAACAAAACTCAAAAGCACTTTTTATTTCTACACCTCGTGGTAGAAATAATTGGTTTGCTGAATTTTGGCACAGAGGGTTCAGCAGTGAGTATCCAGAGTGGGCTTCCATTCGTGCAACCTATCACGAAAATCCACGACTTTCAGAAAGTGACATAGCAGAAGCAAAAAAGACTATGTCAGAAGCAGAATTTAATCAAGAATATATGGCAGACTTTAATGTGTTTGAAGGTCAGGTATGGGCATTTAATCATGAAGAATGTGTAGAAGATTTATCAGAACTTGAAATAAGAAAAATGGATATTTTTGCTGGAATGGACGTTGGTTACAAAGACCCAACAGCTTTCTGTGTTATAGGATATAGTTGGGAAGAAGAGAAATACTACTTACTCGATGAATATTTAGATAGTGAAAGAACAACAGAACAACATGCAGTAGAAATACGAAAACTTATTGAGAAGTGGGATATTGACTATATTTATATTGATTCAGCAGCTCAACAAACTAGATATGACTTTGCTCAAAACTATGAGATTAGTACTCTCAACGCTAAAAAGTCTGTACTAGATGGAATTGGACATGTTGGAGGAATTATTGACAATAATAGACTCATAGTCGATGCAAAATGTACAGAGTCATTAATGGCATTAGACCAGTATCAATGGGACCCAAATCCGAATCTACTTAAAGAAAAACCAAAACACAATTCTGCCTCACACATGGCTGATGCGCTCAGATATGCTCTTTACTCATTTGAGACTAGCATGACTACGTTTTAACGAGACCTAGAAAAAATAATGCTTGACTTTATCTCCAACTTCTGCTACAATTAGAACATAAGAATAGAAATGACACTAAAGAGAGACTTAGTAAAATACGTGAGAGACAAAGCAAAGTCTGCGTACAAGAAAGAGTCTGCCTGTCACATTTGTGGTTCTACTGATGAATTAGATTTTCATCATTACTACGGACTTACCGAACTACTTGAAAAATGGATAGCAGATAACAAATTAGAAATAAATGATGAAGAAAGCATACTAAGTTTACGAGAATCATTTATTAATGAATACAAAGAACAAATATACACTAAAACAGTGACACTTTGCCATAAACATCATTTAAGATTGCACTCAATCTATGGCAAACGACCAAAGTTAATAACTGCTGAAAAACAGCAAAGATGGGTAGAGAAACAAAGAGACAAATATGGCATGGTATGATTTTCTATTGGGCAGAAGCGCTCAATCAGACGAGGAAAAACTAAATCCTTCACAATATGTAATTTCTAGAAACGAAGGAATTACAGTTGATAGTCGTGAAAATATCACGAGCTATAGAAATGCCTACGAACAGTTAGAAGTAGTTAATCGTGCTGTAAATATGATTGTAGATGATTGTTCTGACATACCTTTTCTAGTTCAAGAACAAGTACTTGGAACTACACCCATCTTCAAAAATATTCGTAAGACAAGAGTTGATTTACTACTGAATAAAGAGCCGAATCCTTTTCAGGATATCAGCACTTTTAGAAGAAACATATTAGTAGATTTAATTATTGATGGTAATATTTTTGTCTATTTTGATGGTATGCATATGTACCATCTACCTTCAGACAAAGTTACAATTGAAACAGATGAAAATACTTATGTAAGTAAGTATGTTTTTGACAATAGTATCGATTACTCAGTCAATGAAATAATACATATAAAAGAAAATAGTTTTCATTCCATTTATAGAGGAGTACCAAGACTAAAACCTGCCCATCGAACTATGCAGTTATTGGTCAATATGAGAAATTTTCAAGATAACTTCTTTAAAAATGGAGCAGTACCAGGATTGGTACTAAAGTCACCGAACACGCTTTCTGAGAAAATTAAAGAAAGAATGTTACAGGCTTGGGTTGCTCGTTACAATCCAAACACAGGTGGAAGAAGACCTCTATTCTTAGATGGTGGTCTTGAAGTAGATAATTTGACAGAAGTCAATTTTAAAGAATTAGATTTCCAAGAAGCAATTCGATCAAATGAGAGAATTATTCTTGAAGCATTAGGAGTTCCTCCTATTCTTATGGATAGCGGGAATAATGCAAATATAAGACCAAATCAAAGAATGTATTATTTAGAAACTATACTACCTATAGTAAAGAAAATAATGAAAGCATACGAAAGATTTTTCGGTTTTAGACTTGTAGAAGATGTCACAAATGTTCCATCTCTACAACCAGAATTAAAAGATCAAGCAGCTTATTATGCTTCTTTGGTTAATACAGGTATTATGACTCCTAACGAGGCAAGGGAGAAGTTAAATCTTGAAGCAGTCGAAGGATTTGATACACCAAGAGTTCCTGCAAATATCGCAGGTTCAGCCGCCAACCCAATCGAGGGTGGTAGGCCAACAGAAAATGAGGAAAATTAAATATGAACAGAATGACAATCGTACACAAGTTAGGCGAGTATTTCCAGAAAAAAGGAAAATACATGTCTATCGACGAGTACAATAGAGAAACTGATGTTCCCATGAGGGCTCAGATTATAAAAAGAGTTTTTAACTCTTGGAGTAGAATGATGACTTATGTCAAAAACTACTATCCTAATATTGGAGTAGTTGTGAAAGCACCCGTTGTGAAAACAGCTGCACCTAAGAAAGTAGTAAAGTCTACTAAAAAGGTGAAGAAAGATGTCGAATAAGATTTTTCACTGGACAAACACATTCAAGTCTCTTGGGGAACAAGCAGATGGAAGTGTTGAAATCAAAGGTTTGGCAAGCACAAACTCTCAAGATAGAGCGGGAGACGTGATTGAAGTTGAAGCATGGACAAAAGGTGGTGTAGATAATTATTTACAAAATCCTATTGTTCTTTACAACCATAATCATGACAAACCAATCGGTAGAGCAAAAGCTGTAAGAACAGTTGATAATGGATTAGAGTTCACTGCGAAAATATCAAAAGCCGCAGGTGAAATCACAGAATTAATTAAAGACGGTGTTTTAGGAGCATTTTCTGTAGGTTTTCGAGTAAAAGATGCAGATCATATACCTGACACTGGTGGATTAAGAATCAAAGATGCTGAACTTTTCGAAGTTTCTGTAGTATCAGTTCCTTGTAATCAGGGAGCAATGTTTTCCTTATCTAAGGGATTTGATAATATGGAAGAATACGAAGAGTTTAAGAAATCTTTTATTAAGACTAACTCAGCAGATTCAGTTAAAACTGAAGAAGTTGGGCAGTCTAAAGTGGCGCAAGCCGACATTAAGGAGAATCGCATGAGCGAAGAAAAGAAAGCTCCTGAGGGCTTTGACCTTGATGCTTTTGCTAAAGAAGTAGCTGAAAAAGCAGCTACCAAACTAGCAATGCAACAAGCTGAAACAAAAGCAGCTGAAGAGAAAGCAGCTAAGGAAGCTGCTGAAAAGGCTGCTCTAGTAGAAGCTGAGCAAAAAGCACAGATCGAAGCAGAACAGGAAAAGCAAAAAGAAGTTGTTGTATCAGTTATGACTGGTGCAGAAAAACTTATGGGTGACGTTGAAGAAAGATTTAACAAAAAAGGCGAAGAGCTTGAATCTCTTGTTAAAGAACTTCAAACAGAACTTAAAGAAAAATCAGAAGAAATACAACACATCAGAGAATCTAAGAGAGTTTTCTCAGATAGAGGACAATCTGGTGATTGGAGAAAATCTTTTGAGCAAGATATATTAGACGCAAAATTTGCTGGTTTAGCAACTGGTAAAGGTTGGGAAAATACATATTCAAAATCAATTCTTGAGAAAGTAAATCAACATTCAGGTGTTGAAGTTTCTTCAGCAGATTTTGAACAAGTAGTTTCCGCTAACGTAGAAAGAGACATTCAGAACGAATTAGTACTAGCTCCTTTGTTTAGAGAAATTGCTATGAATTCTGCAAGTCAAATTTTACCAATCTTACCTGATGCTGGATACGCTGAGTTTGTTTCACCTGCAGGTACAGGTGCTGGTACATCACCATACGGTAACTTAGAAACCAGAGGTGATACAGTAGGTGCACCATTTACAGGTGTTACAATGACAGAAAGATCACTTTCAACAAACAAGTTGATCTCCAAGTCATTCCTAGGTAACGAAACCGAAGAAGATGCAATTATTCCAATACTTCCTCTATTAAGAGAGTCCATGGTTAGATCACATGCAAGAGGTATTGAAAACGCTATTCTTTTAGGAAACCACGCAGACGGCGCATATACATCAGGAATTTTTGATGGATTGCTACAACAAGCACAAGCTGACTCAGACTTTACTGATGACGTTGGTTCAGGTTCACCTGCAGCCTTCTCAGCTACAGATAAAGTTTTAGCTTCTGACTTGCTTGAAATGAGAAAGAATATGGGTAAATATGGTGTAAATCCAAATGAAGTAGTTTATCTAGTTTCACAAGATGCATACTATAATTTACTAGAAGATGCTGAGTTCCAAGATGCTAACCTAGTTGGCGATATGGCAACAAAGCTAAGTGGTGAAATCGGACAGGTGTTCGGATCAAGAGTTATTCTTTGTGACGAATTCCCATCAAAAGCAGCTGAAAAGTTTGCTGCAGTAGCGGTTTACCCAAGAAACTATGTAATCCCAAGATTAAGAGGTGTTACAATCGAGTCTGACTACGACGTAGAGAATCAAAGAAGAGTTCTTGTGGCTTCACAAAGAATCGGCTTTGCAGACATTATCGAAGGTGCAACTTCAAAATGGGGCTTTAAATACGACGCTGCTTAATTAGCGTAGAGGCTTGAGGGGAGCCTATCCCCTCACTTTTTTCAAACTATGGCAGATTTAATAACAGTACAAGAATTCAAAGATGCAGAAGGCATGAGAGGCGACAACAACGATGATCGTCTTGCTATTTTAGTGCCTCAAATTTCTGATCTTGCAAAGAAATATTGTGGAACAAGTTTTATAGATTTTTATTCATCTACTAAAACAGAAACATTCAATATCAGTGATAATTATACCAGTTTTGTTGTTATGAGTGAAACACCTATTACATCGGTAACATCAGTTAAAGAACGTGATAATCCGACTTCTAGTTATATAACACTAACAAACAACACTGATTATTATATTGATACTGCGAGTGATTCTATTTTTAGAGTAGACTCAGATGGTAATCGAAAAGCTTTTAAGAAAGGATTTGGAGCAGTGGAAGTTGTGTATAATGCAGGATATTCAGCAACTCCTTCCGACCTTAAATTAGCACTCTTTGATTTAGTAAAATACTATTTGAAAGATGAACACAAGCAGAGAATGACACTTGGTGGAGCAACTATACAAAACCAAGGTTCTGCAGGCTTAAGAACAAGTACTGATTTTCC